ACATCGTATCCTCTACAGGCATCTCGGTTGGCAAGACAGAGTCTTTAGCCAAGTCATCCATGAATCGTTGGTCAATCATTTTTGAATAGCCCTTACTTGTCTCATAATCTTTTTACGCACATCTTCGCTCTTAATGCCAGCACGTCTCAAATCTTCATCAGTCCAATTCTCTTTGTATTCAAGACCATTTTCCTTGGATATGTTTTCAAGACCTTTTCTGGCTGTTTCTTTTGCACTAACAGAATCAGAAATTTCTTTCTCTTTAACAAGGGTCTGAGCAGCTTCCATGGCATTGAATGGCAAACCAGCAGTTAATGCCTCTTGTTTCTTTTGTGCTAATGTTGCCTTGGCTCTAGATGCTTTTGCTTTGGAATCCTCTAAGCCTGGCGATAGCGGATCATTAATGCCAAGAGTGTTGTCAATAAACTGTCTAGCTGCGCCCATGTCTTTCTCGTTACCACGAGCAATCTTCTTGAGGGTGTTTGCTTGTTTCCAAGATATCTGACCATTCTTAGCAAGGCCATCTATGTCAGCCTCACCCAACTTACCTCTGTCAGCCAATGACTCAAAGTTGCCGTAGTTCTGTGGATTAGCACCAGCTAAATCACCATTGAGCCAAGCCTTGCGCTTTTCGTCTGGCAAGGTAATGCCTAATGCTTTAGTCCTTCTGTAAGCCTCTGAGCCACTAATTTTGCCAGCATATAAATCATCTTCAATCGTATTTAATTCATCAACATTTTTTGATGCATTTAACTTACTAGCACGATCCCACATAGTAGCTTCTTCGCCAGCTCTTTCAATGTATGCTTTCTTTAGCTTATCCCTATCAACTGTTTTCATTAACTCTGTCAACTTACCAAAGTTACCAGACTCAATAAGTTTAATTGCCTGTGATGGAGTATCAGCGAATGTTGGGCTTAGTGTGTAATCAACAATAGCGTTAAGAACTTTCTTATTAAAGTCTTCTCTAGTTGACTTAACAAACGCTGGATCTCCTGTTTGCATAGCAACTTCAAATATTCTGTTACGCTCAACCATAATGCGATCTGATAATATCTTTGGATCGTTTTCTGATTTTAAGGTGTCAGCAATAATTGTTGATGTTGCAGCCAATGCATCATCAGCTAAAGCAATTTTTCCTTGGGCTACAATTTTTGCAAAATTCTCAGTTGCTTTTACATATACTGAATTACCAGCAGTAGCCATAGAGCTTCTGAACTTTAAGCCCTCCTCAGCATCTACAGCGCTAATTGCTCTAGCGTATCCAGCTGTCAATGATTTAATTGTGGTTTGTACTTCCTGTAAGTTAAATGTTCCTGTATCTACAGTTGCACTTAATTTGGCCAACTCTTGACGGCCAAGAACCTCTAACTCGCTACGCAACTGGCCAGCCTGTACTTTTCTAGCAGCATCACCAAATACTGTGCCTGGCTTTGCAAACAATTCTGCTGGGCTTTTGCCCTCTTCCATTGCCCTCATTACTTGCTCTGCACTAGGCATATTTTCAGCGCCATACTGCATACCTTCACGTTGGGCTTTTTCGGCAGCCTCTTTAAATGCAAACCCAGCCAACCGATCCAAGGCAGAATTAATACCTTGAGTCATGGCTACAGACTCTTTGAGATTAGCAAAGTCTAGACGTGGAACGTCTGCTGGCAGATAGCCAGTTGATTGGTAGCGTGGTAGTTCTGCCATGATTAATCTATTATCCTTAAACTGCCCTCGCTGCCACCCCTAGCAAGAGCTGATTGAGAACCTGGGCCTGTAAATGTGCTAGGAGCGCTGCCAAGTTTTGCAAATTGAAATCCAGCAGAACCCAATTTACCAGCAGCATCAAAGTAGCCAGCCTGTTCAGCAATCTGTCCAGCGCCTTGATACAGGCTTGATTGGATAAGACCGCTACGTTTTGTCATATCTGCATTAGACAAAGCAAACACAAACTCTTTGCCACCTTTAGTATTGTTTATCGATTGTATTAACCCAGCAGATCCTTCAAAGCCTTGTGTGCCACCAGCAAAGCCACGAGCCACTACGGCTGCGTTAGCTTGGTTGGTACGTCTAAGAATCTCGTTAGCCTGTAACTCGTATTGAACAGCTCTGCGGTCAGACTCAACCTCTGCTTGCTTGGCTTGCATCTGATACATCTTGTTGCGGTCTTGGCCAGCCTTAATAGAGCCGGCTGCACTAACTGCTGTTAACGTAATAGCAATAGCCGTTACTGGGTCTTGATACTTCTGTCCAATATGCTTGTTTACGGCTGGACCATTAAATGGGTCACCAATTGGGCCATCAAAGTTTTTAAGGTCTTGTCTAGAAAATCTCATATTAAGTTCCTTGATGTGTTGCTACTTTGTACTCTAAACCGAGCAAGGTCATCTTCAATGGCACGTCTTGCTCAACAGTAATCTTGCCCTCTGTCGTATAACCCAATATGCCATGCAATGTCTTTGTGCCGGTAAACTCAGCAATTGGCTCATCCAATATAGAACCAAATGCTCTAAATGGTACTTGAATGGTATTAATCTTTAGGTGCTGGGTATCAGCAACTAATGCGTTAACCTCAACAATTCTCTTCTTAAATCCAATGCGTGTGCCTGTCTGTAGCTTTAGGTCAACTGGCATGGTTACAGCTCGTACTGTGATTGGCAAGCCAACCTCATAGCTTGTGGCCGATGAGCGTGGGAATGTGACTGTACCTCCAGCTGGTACTGCTTGGTCTGCTTGTACAGATCCATCAAGAATGACATTAACTGTTTCTGTAGCTACATGGCTCATTGAGACCGATGCAGCAGCTCCACCAGTTTTGGAACAGTCTGTTAGCAAGTCGTTGTCAAAAGCCTCAACGTAGTATTGGAATGTGCCGTTTACGTTGCGCTTGACAACCGCATAGATGGTTGAAATATCTACACCAACATCAACAAACGATCCATCAACTGTAATGAACTCTGATGGAGCAATTACGTTTTGCGCTCTTAATAACGAAAATACGGCCATTGTGCCGTCATCGCTATTGGTAATTAGCAGTAAGTCGTTTTCGTCAGTAGCCACAGACCTACGCAAAGCAAGACGAGTTGGAGTGCGCAAGAGATGGCCAGCAAGTAACGATATCTTCTGCGTGACGTATGTAAGCTGCGTATCAGTATAAGCAAACTCATTTAATGACTTCCCTTGTCTTTGTACAAACAATGTACCAGACTCTAATTGCTGAACCCTAATGCCTTCTTTAATGCCGTTACGGCTCGCTGTTTTAACAAAGAAATTCGTTGGAGTAATTGGGTCAAGACCATTTTGGGGTACATAGAACTCACCTCCTGTAGTAAACACTTGCAAGTCTCGGCCAGAGATAATGTCAACAATAGCGTTAAACGTATTGGTGTCTAGAGTTGCCTCTACCGCATCATCGTCTAAACCTTCTGTTGCATCAAAGTCAAAGAACAATCCAACCTTAGATCCCCATATAGTTGATGGGCGAGACTTCGATCCACCAAAATATAAACGGCCTTCATGGAATGTTACTGAGCGTGGCCAACCTTTACCGCTTGACCATACATCCTCATAGCCTGACTCGTATTCCCATGAGCCATTAGCAATTGCTGATGTGTTAAAAAATGGGAACTCAGTAATTGCATCAACTGACGTGCCAGATGTGTACCGAACAATCTTAGCTCTGCCTTGTGGTGTTGCGTTGACGTATTGGCCAACGCTACCAGCAGTAAACACGCTAGACGATGCGGTTAATGTAATCTTGCCCGATACAGCTGATGGTGTTAGCGTACCGGCTGGATTAGAAAAAGCAGCGGTGAAAGCATACTTTGGAATAGAATCAAAGGTAATAGCAGAAGCAGTCCAGGTAGCATCAGTACCTCCTCTTACAATTTTTACTGGGTTGATGTCTGGGTGAACCACAATCAACGTATCAGCTGACTGAGTCCAAACAATGTTTGCTAAACGTGTACCAGTTAAACCAACTCCTGACGTGTCAAGATATGGGTTGCCAGAGCCATTGATGTTAGTAACAAGAGCCTTGTTTTTGAATACATACATCCGATTATGCGTAAAGCAAAGCATATAGGAATCCGATGTGCTGAACTCAAACTCAACTAAGCGTGTGCCGTTACCAGCAGACTCTGTACTTGTATTTGGCAATGCAGCAATGTACTTTGTGCCGGGTCTACGTCTAATGCCACCTTGTGGCTGACAGACCACATTGGTAGCCTCTTCTAATGCGTTAGCGTAGGCTGTTAAATCAACCCTTGCTCGGAGCAATGGGTCTAATTCTCCAGTAGAAAAGTTTGTCTGAATGGAGACAAAGCGAGCCATTAATACCTCACAGCAATAAGTGAGAAGTCATTAATCGCATTGGTTGGTTGGCCTTGGCCATCAATATTCATGGCCTGTCTTAAATATCCACCCCTACCATTCTCAGCTGGTGACCCAATGGCAACAGACTGCCAATACTGGCTTTTCTCTGTCTGGTCTGTAATAGGCAAAGCAAGATGCCAAGTCATCATATATTTGAGCAGCTGCACAAAATAACTAGGCATATCGTATTCGGGTACGGCATATTGATAATCAATGTAAACCTCTTCATAGTCAGCCAATAACTTGCTACCCATGATTCTGTATTCTTTGCGTGGCGGGATGCCTACAGCATCTGTGTCATATACGGCTCTGGGCGATCCTAAGCGGTCTCCAGGCAATTGATATTCGTAGCGGTACTCATTGGTAGGAGTTGTCACCAATCGAGCAATAGAGGTCTTTTTAAAGCTAAATGACCAAGGGTAAAGCATGAGGGCTTGATTGCGAATATCCGCATATAAGCGGTCTGCAATAGATGCCTCATCGGTTCCTTCGTTAAATGAGGAGATTGGCTTTGCGCCTAGCATTACGCAAGCATCAGAACAAATCGATAAAGCGGTATCACCAGCTGCCATCTAAATCTCCAATGTAAGAATGGGCTATCGCCAGTTTTGCCAGCAATAGCCCATCTTGATACTAATGACTATTAGTCAGTATCGGTTGCACTTACAGTTGTACCATCAGCAATATCAACAGTTGTTGAAGTTACTGAGTTTACATATGTCAAGACTAGGCTTGGAGTTGTAGTGTCATATACAAACAGAATGTCACCAACTTTAACCATGTCTTTCAACGCTGCAAAATAACCAACTGTGTTAACAGTAGCTTGGGTATCAGCAGTTTTATACAAATACATCGATGGAGCATTACCAG